TTGTTCATTTCTGACTCCTAACTGTCAGTACTCTACGGACTTCGGACGGGTAACACGACCGCCACCGGCGATCGCAGCGGGATCAAGGCCGAGGCCCTGCCACCACGCCGGGCGGCCAGGGCCCCCATTCAGGCGACGCTGCTCGGCGTCGCGCTGACGGGACAGCTTATCGTAATCCACCGGACGGCAGTACCGGCACGACGGCAGGCACGCATCAGTGCAAACCTGATCGAGATCAGACATGGACGTCGACCCCCAACGGCGGCCGACGCTCAGCGAACGGCATCAGCAGCCACGAACGGGGCGTGTGCGAAGGGTCGATGGCCTTCAACATGAGGTGCACGTCCTCCAGATCATTCATCCAGTAGGACCGCTCCTCATTGTCCATCAGGTCATCTTCCTCCACGGCCTGATGCACCAGCGGCAGGGCCTCCTCAAGGACCCGCAGCACAGCGAACAGCGTGTTCGAGTTGATCCGGACATGCGTCTGGCTTGCAGTCATTTCATTTCCTCTCGTCAGGGAGTGTTTCGGTACAGTAGTCGGGGGCTGTGACATCATCCAATGTCGACCGTAACGCCCGACAGGATCAGGGCGCAGGTGACGGCACCGGCCACGATCATAAAGATCAGCGCCTGGAGCTCAGTGCGGAAGATAGGGGTCATCGTTGGTCCTCTCGTAGGGGTGCCTCCGCACCGTAGTTCAGATCGACAGGGCCGTCAAGCCTCATCACAGCATCCCCTCATCAGTGTCGTACATAGGTGACCCGTCAGGCGACAGCACCACCACCACCCCGCCCTCAGCCTCATGCAGGCGGGCCCGAGCGATCGCCGTGCGCACCGAGGGGAAGTGCTCGGTGACCTCACCCAAGGCCGGGTGGTCAACATCGAGACGGTACGGGCGCACGTCCCGCTGATACTGGCCGGGCATCACGCCTCCTCCCCATCCTCAGGCATCGAGCAATCCTCGCACACGACCACGCCCGGCAGGTCCGGATGCTGCCACGCATCACGCCACACCTGCACCAGACGCAGCCCGTACTCGCCCTCGTGCTCGCCCTCCACGAAACCGAGATCGACACGGCACTCCGAGCACTCGAACTCGATCTCCTCCCGCTTCCACGTCTCCCACCGGCGCATCTCCGGCTCCGGAACCGCTACCCACTTCTCAGGGTCAACAGTGCGCATGCTCTATCTCCTATCAGTAGTGCCGGACCGAGCGGTCAGTGATCGGGCGGCCAGCGATGAACCCGGCGCCCTTACCAGCGGCCGGGCGGTACTTCTGCACGGCCGGGGCCTTACGGGACAACGACGGGAACCCCTCGTAGGCCAGACGGTCGCTGACGTACGTGCCGGGCGTGTCGCCCGCCTCGAACGCATCGAAGGACGGGCCGTCAGCGAGATCGTCGATCCCGACGCCGGCGGTCGCAACACAAATGCGGTTCACCTCCCGGTACCAGTCCTCGAAGGTGTCGTAGTTGTGGGTCATGGTGGTGCCTCCTCAGGCGGTAGTGGTCGTGCCTGCCCCGGTCGTGAACCGGAGAGCCGGGCGGTCCCGGTCAGGCCGCTGCCTCAGCAGCTAGTCCAGCAGGCATCCGGCCCGAGGACGATGCTCGTACGGTACGCCATCAGCGCCAGCAGCGCCAACAGCCCGAGCAGGAACAATGTATCGAGCAGGCGCGACATCACACTTCCTCAATCCAGAACAGGTGCGGCACCAGCAGGCCCCGAGCCTTCAGCCCCTCGTACACCTGCACACCGATACGCTGAATCTCGCCGTCCTCGGGGACCTCCCCGAGCGTGTCCACGAGATCCTCGTAACCCTCCAACTGCTCGGTCCACAAGTTCGACGGGATCAGGCACACCGTGCGGCGGCGCTTCGGGGCGGACGCTGCAAGCTGCACCGGCGCACCCTGAACACTCACGTTCTCCACGAGGTTCGTGAGGGTGTCGACGTACGCCTCGGCCGTCTCCTCGGTGATCTCCATGTCCGAGTACCCGATCACGTCATCAGCCTTCGCCTCGCACGTCAGCCAGCGGGGGTTCGTGCGGATCGCCTCGGGCAGGTCCGGGTCGAAGTCCGGATGATCGACCACGTTCCCGAGGCCCTCCTCATTCTTGACCACCTTGTAAGCCAGATGCTGCCAGGCCAGGCCCATTTCCTCGCAGATGGCCCGGAACCGCTTGTTATGGTACCGGTTTTGCCGGGACACGTCCTTCACGCCCCGGGTGATCGCAACCGTATGGGCCGCCTCGTGGATCAGCGTCTGCAACAGGCGCACCGGGTGCTGCGCCAACGTCTCCGCAGCGATGAACACCTCGTGGAACCGGTCGACCGGCGCCTCGGGGTCAGCGTCCGGCATGCGGTACGTCGACCAGTTCGGGGACAGTGTGACGTGCCCCATCTTCAGCCCGGCACGCTTGCCCTGACGGCCCGAGCCCGTGATGAACACGACGTTCGGGATGACGTCCGGGTGGCGGTCGTGAATGTCGGCCCATGCGGATTCGAGGGCGGCGATCGTCTCGCTGCCGAGCGCAACCGGGCCGGTCGGGGTGGTGGTATTGGTCATGGTGGAACCCTCCTCAGGGTGGTGGTGACGGCGGGGATCCATCCCCGCCCCGGGGACACTAGTCCCAGATTCTGACACTCGCACGTCAGGACGGTGTGACATTCGTCACACCTTCCCGTGAAAGTAGGTCGACACGAGCGAACGGACGGGGACGGCGGGGACGGCCGGGGACGCCTCAGGGGATGACGATTCCGCAACAGGATGAGGCAAACTAGGGTCCGTCCCCGGTATCCCCGGAAACTCAGGGGGGTACATGTGAGGATCCCCGGGCACGTCAGGAAGTGCCCCTATGTCCCCGGACGGGGACGGCGGGGACACCGTCTGACCCGCCCGGCGGGCAGCATCCCGATACGCCAACCGGCGGTCGGGATCGCACGACACCCGCCCCGAGTCGACATGAACGTGCCACACCTCGCGGGCACCACCCCGGCCGTGAACCCGCCACTCGGGCAGGATCCCGGCCCCACACTCACGGCACGGCCGGGCCGTCACCGGCCGAACCTATCCGTGAGGGCAGCGTCCAAGGCCCAACGGTCGGCGTCAGTGTGGGCCGTCTCACCGTAGAACACGGCCGCCACCCCACCCGCCACGGCGTCGACCACCCGAGCCCGGCAGCCGTCCGGCGTCGCCTCAACCCGCCACCGGCCGCCGTGGACGGCGTCCACCCCGTACCCGGCGCCCGTCATCGCAGGGTCCCCGGACGCTCGGGCAACCCGAGCGCCGCACGCTCGGCCGCTGACGCCTCAACCGGACCCGGCGCCCCCCGATCCTCATCACCGGGCGGTAGCTCCCACCCGTAGGCCCATCGTTCAACACTCGCACGGCGCATGTGCGCCCCTTTCTCTCTCACGGCCCCCGGTCGGGGGCACGTCGTCCCCTGCCCCGGCACGACCCGGACGGCGCCCGTAGCGCCCGGCAGGGGTGAACCCGTACGGGTTACAGCCCGGTGAGATCGTACCGGTAGGCCACGTCGTGAAGCTGCCGCCACGCCACCCAAGAGATCGCCTGCACGTCATGCGGACGCATCCCGAGTTCCCGAGCCACGCCACGGATAACGGCAGCGCACCGGGCATACGCACCGACCCGTTCGAGTACCCGATCCTCAACCGCACCCCGGCGGCCGCACAACATGTCGACGGCGTGCCGATCCACCGTCACCGGGCCCGCCACGGTCGGGCGCAAAATGTTTGCATAGAACGATCGAACCTTGCGCCCCCCGAGCACGTCGAACGGGTCCGCACCGGCGAGTATGGCGTCAGCCTTACGGCATGCGTCGACGGTGTGCCCGGACGCTGCCCCGGCAGCGCATGCGGCGTCCGCCAACCGGACATTCTCAGCCCATCCGCATTGCGGCGAGAGAGCGGCGAGGACCCCGGCAGCTTGCGCCACCGTCAGCCCGTGCCGGGTCGCCATGTCGGCGGCGATCGAATGCGCAGCCAGATACCACGCCGCACCCTCATGTTCGGCGTCCGGCGAGGCACCGGCGAGAGTGTCCAACAGATTGCGGCGCATGACGTCAGCGGACGGCAGCACGTCAGCCGATCGGCCGATCGCTGCCTGACGGGCCCGGCGGCCCCGGACGGTGGCGGGTGGAAGGTGTGACATGTCGAACCCTTTCGTTCGGTGGTGGTGATGTCGTGGCGTCCCGGGAATCGAACCCGGCACCCCCCGGCAGGGGGGCGCACCGTGGACGCCGGGCGCCGGATCAGCGCCGGGGACGGGCCCCCGACGGGGTATTGAACACGGGTTCATGAGCGTAGTCCAATGCGCATGCGGCGGACGTCATCCCCGAGCGGCGCAGATGGGTCGCCACGTACCGGCGCAACCCCGCCACGTCCGCCACGTTACCGGCGAGGATCACGGCCGAATGCTCGGGAACGCCATCGTTCGCCCCGTCGCTGCCGAACCCGTCCCCGTACGTGATGGCGTACACGGTGCCCCCGTGATCGTCGACGGCCCCGGCGATCTCCCCGGCGATGGCGTAGAACGTGGCACGGGGAACCCGGGACCCGTCCGGCAGTAGGTCCCCGAGCGCAATGGTGAGAACCCGGTCCCGGATCACTCGGGGCGCCGGGGGCGCCGGGTAGCTACCGGCGGCCCGGGCGGCGAGAGCGTCGATCGCCGGGGTACGGGTTGGGGTGGTGGTGGTGCGCATGCGTGTTCCTTTCGTGTTGTGGTGCATGTCGTGGGGCCGCCGGGATTGCACCGGCCGCCGGGCGTCGAACCCGTGCCCCGCTACGGGTCAGTAGATGGCGTCGAAATTGGCAGCGCTAACGGGGATCTCCTGCCACAAGCTGACGGTGTCGCCCCGGCCCGGCGAGATCCACCCGGCGAACGTGTCACCGTGCCCGTACAAGTTCCCCATCTTGGGCAGTCGGCGCACCGTGGCGGTGACGTGCACGTCCCCGGTGATCGACACCCGGACCCGCTGCACGTTCTCAATCTCAACCCACCCGGCAGTGTGAGGCCACTCAATCCGGACGTACTCGCCGGGCTCGGCCCCGTCCCGGAACCCGGCGAGAGCGTCGGCGAGATGCTCGGCGGGGATGTCGCCCGTCATGTTGTGGTGGTGGACCCGGCGAGGCTCGGGCTCGGGCTCGGGCTCGGGGGCGTCGACGATCACCCGGTAGATGGCGTCACCCTTCACGGTGGAGGAGTGCGGCCCGTCCGCCCCGTCGACGTACCCGGCGATGGAATACAAGTCCCGACCGGCACGCCATCCGGTGGTGATGAGACGGGCGTCCTCCACGAGGGTGACGACATAGTCCGGCATTAGTTGGATCCGGTCCCCGGTGCGGAGATCCCGGGCCGCTACCGGGCGGGTGGTGGTGGTGGTGGTGGTGGATTCGTTCGGCATCGCTGCCCCTTTCGTTGTGCCCCCCGTTCGGCGGGGGGTGGCGTGCGGAGCACGGTACCGGGTTGGGGGCGAAACGCAAGGACCCCGGGCGGATTGAAATACGATTGTAACATTACGTCACGGGCCCCGATACGCCCGGCGGGGGCACGTCCGGCGCCCCCGTTCGGGATCGTATGGCAGGGGGGCAGGGGGGCAGGGGGGGTGCCGGTGGCGGGGATGGCGGGGACGGGGGCAGGGTCCCCGCTGCCCCTGCCCCTGCCCCTGCCCGGCGCCCCTACGGGTGGCAGGGGCAGGGGGTGCGCTTGTGGTGGCTGATGTGCTGCCCCCCTGCCTGCCGGGTGGGGGTGGGGGGGTTGAGTGTGGGGGTGCGGCGAGGGGGGTGGGGGGGTGGCCCCCCTGCGCATACCCCCTCCCCCACAAGCCAGCGTTTACATATGGAAATCAACATCCCACTGCGTATTACAGTGACCAGTGGTTTGTCGGGGTTGGGTGGGCACCAACGGTCGGAGGTATGGAGTGTCTGCTAACATAGCGGCATGGCTGCAAACTCAGGAGCCGGTCTTACCGGCAACACGCAAACTCTTACCGGGACGGCGGCGCAGATCGTCGGTCCGGCGTCTTATTCTCGCCGTGTGTGGGTCTACAATCTGGATACTGCTGACGTGTACGTTGGTGGTAGTTCTGGGTTGACGACCTCGAACGGGTTCCCGGTTCCGGCTGCGTCTGGCAACGAGTCGAACGTGTTCGGGCCGATTGACCTGCCGCCGCAGGGCGAGTTGTGGGGTATCGGTGATGCTTCGGCTGAGATCCGGTACCTTGTTCAGGACGGTGTTCCATCTATCTAGTTAGGAGATTCTGATGCCGATGGTGAAGGGTAAGAGGTACCCGTACACGAAGGCTGGTAAGGCTGCTGCTGCTCGGGCGAAGAAGAAGACGACTCGAAAGAATCGGTAATGCCTGCCAAGAAGAAGGCGCCTGCGAGGAAGAAGGCGAAGTCTCGGGTGAACGAGGCGGGTAACTACACGAAGCCTGCGATGCGGAAGCGCATGTTCAACGAGATCAAGGCTGGCGGTAAGGGCGGTAAGCCTGGTCAGTGGTCTGCTCGTAAGGCGCAGATGTTGGCGAAGCGTTACAAGGCTGCGGGCGGGGGGTACAGGAACTGATGCCTAAAGCTAAGTCTCAGAAGTCGTTGGATGCGTGGACGAAGCAGAAGTGGACTACGTCTGATGGTAAGCCTGCTCGTCGTAAGGGCGGGACGACTCGGTATTTGCCTAAGGCTGCTTGGGATTCGATGACTCCGGCGCAGAAGCGTGCGACGAATCGGAAGAAGCAGGCGGGCTCGAAGAAGGGGAAGCAGTATGTTTCCAATACGAAGGCTGCGAAGTCTGCGTCTAGGCGTGCTAGGGGTAAGTGATGCCGAAGAAAGCTGATCCTCGGTTGAAGCGTGCTGGCGTGTCGGGTTACAACAAGCCGAAGCGGACGCCGAATCATCCGACGAAGTCGCATGTTGTTGTGGCTAAGCAGGGTGACAAGATCAAGACGATTCGGTTTGGTCAGCAGGGTGTGTCTGGTGCTGGCAAGAATCCGAGGACGGCGAAGGAGCGGGCTCGTCGTAAGTCGTTCAAGGCTCGCCATGCGAAGAACATTGCGAAGGGGAAGATGTCGGCGGCCTATTGGGCTAACAAAGAGAAGTGGTAGGATCGGGGGCATGCCCTCGGAACATCCCAACACGAAGTTTGATGCGGAGGCTCGTGAGAAGTATCTCACGAGCCTTCGCCGTGGTAACTTGAAGTATGAGTCTGCCAGGATGGCGGGCGTTGCGTATCGTACGGTGGAGCGCCGCCGGGCTGATGACGCCGAGTTTGCTGCTGAGGAGCGGCATGCGTTGGCGCAGGCCCGTGAGGGTGTGGAGAAGGTGCTCTACGATATGGCGCAGCAGGGTGACCTGGGTGCGATCAAGATGTGGTTGACGGCGCATGACCGTTCGACGTATGGCGAGAAGAAGCAGGTGGAGATTGACGCCACACCTAACGCTGTTGCGTTGTCTCAGAACGAGGCGTTGGCGAAGGTGGCGGAGTTGCAGACGACGTTGGAGTCTCGCCGGTTGGCGTTGGAGGCTGACGGCGATGTGATCGACGTCGAGTCGGAGGAGTTGTGAGATGTTCTTCGACTCTGAAGACGACGACCTGTTTGTGTTCTACTGCGGGTGCATCTTCTACTACAGTTTCCCGGATCTGACGTTCTACCCGTGTTCTGATGATTGTGTAGTGATCGAGGAAACGAAGGAGTCGTGCGCTGAGGAGGGATTGTCGATCAAGTGGCTTGACGATGACCGTGATGACTTCTCGGATGAAGATGTCCTTCGGGCGTACAACGATCCGGATTGGGATGACGACTAATGGATGTGGCTGCTCGTGAGGCGTTGTTGTCGATCCCGGAGTCGGATCTGGCGGTTGCGAAGCCTGAAGAGATCGAGTTGTATGCTCGGGCGTTGGAGTTGCATACGCAGATGCTGTCGCCGCTTGACTATGCGGTGTCAGTTTCTGACGCTACCCGGTATCGTCATATCGAGTTGTTGAACCGTTGGATCATGGCGCTCATGGAGGGGCGCATGTATTTTGACGGGCCGGGCCCTGTCCCGGTTGATTCGGGCGATGTTGACGAGGTTGGCCGTCCGATTCTGGTACATCCGATCCGGGGCGACTCGCCGGTGTACAACGTGGCGATCTCGATGCCGCCACGGCACGGCAAGTCGTTTCTGGTCTCTGAGCATTTGCCTGCCTGGTTCTTGTCGAACTATCCGCAGTATTCGGTGTTGTTGGCTTCGTACGAAGCGACGTTTGCCAGTTCCTGGGGCGGCAAGGTGCGGGACCATATTGTTGACCATCCCGAGTTTGGGATCGAGGTGACGGGCGGCCGCCAGTCGTCCAAGATGCAGTTCGATCTCGAAGGCCACCGGGGCATGATGAAGTGTGCCGGTGTGGGCGGCCCGTTGACGGGTTCGGGCGGTCAGCTGATTATTGTGGACGACCCGGTGAAGAACGCTGAGGAAGCGATGTCGGCTACGATCCGGGACGCTCAGGAGGCGTGGTGGCATTCGACGCTGTACTCTCGTCGTGAGCCGTGGGAGGACGGCACGCCGTGCCGTGTGATTCTGATGGCGACCCGCTGGCACGAGGACGATCTGACGGGTAAGCGTGTCCCGGAGGAACCCAAGATGGGGGACAACTGGGCAAAGATCAACCTGCAAGCTATTTGGACTCCGAGCGACGATGAACCTGCGGACCCGTTAGGCCGTGAAGAGGGGCAGGCGTTGTGTCCGGAGCGGTTCACTGCTCAGGACCTGATCGAGATTCGGGACGGGTCCGCTGAGGGTTCGATGTGGTTCCAGGCCCTGTATCAGGGCGTGCCGTCGTTGGATGACGGCAACATCATCAAACGGCCGTTCAACTACTACGAACTTGAGGACGGGATCTATTCGACGACGGATGCGAACGGCGCTGTCGAGTACGTCGAGGAGTACGACTGCTACCGGTTCGCTACGTTGGACGTTGCTGGCACGGACACGAAACGGTCGGACTACACGGTGATGACCGTGTTTGACGTGTCGAAGGAAATGCCTCGCCGGTTGTTCCTTCGGGCGGTGGAGCGTGAACGGATCACGACCGAGCATCACGAGTCGTTGGTGTTGGACTGGTACGACTATTACGGGTTGCAGGCGATCCACATTGAGGACAAGACGTTTGGTACGAACTTGATCCGGCGGCTTGTTGGTGCGCCGGGTGTGGTGGTGCAGAAGTTGAAGGCGGACACAAACAAGGTGATCCGGTCGCTTCCGGTGCAGTACGAGATTCTCAATGGCTTGTTGTGGTTCCCTCGGAAAGCTGACTGGTTGGGCGAGTTTGAGAGGGAACTAACGAAGTTCCCGAAGACAACGCACGACGATCAGGTTGATGCGTTGAGTTACGGCGTGCAGGTGTTCAAGACGTTGCCTGCGTGGGTTGCGCCTAGCCGGGAGCCGGTCACGATGGAGGAGCGGTTGGCTGCGCACCGGGCAGAGCTGGCCGGTAGGCGAGCCACTAAGCGCCGCAACATCCCGGTCATCGGCAGGTGGTGATCTGCTATGATTCTGGGAGCCCCCTAGCATTGGAGTAAACGTGGCTGTTTCGCACGCCTCATGGACGTTGATTGCTGATTATGGTTTGGACTCGCAGTTCTTTCACTGCTCGACGTGCGGCATGCCGCACCGTACCGGCACGGACGAGCCGGTGTTGCGCGGCAACCACATCGACATGGAAGGGTTCTATGACATCTGTGTCGATTGTGCCAGGCACGCCGGTAAGCTCGTGGGGCTTATTGACCCTGAACAGATCGACGCTGCGGTTGCCGAGAACGTCGAGTTGAAAGAAGCGAATGATGGATTGGCCCGTAAGTTGGAAGCGGCCCAGAAGCTTCTCGAAGCGTACGAGACGGCCGAGGATGCAGGACTATGATTGGGGCTGTGTGGGCGCTTGCCTTGACGAATGCTGCCCTCGTTGCGGCGATTGTTGCGATAGTCCGGAATGCTCAGGGTGAGCGTGAGCGGCTGACTGCTGCTGCTCTTCAAGCTAATCATTTGCCTGACGCTGCCCGTAGGGTCGTGAAGTCGCAGGAAGATGAGCGGGTCAAGGCGCATCTGAAGATGCAGAAGGAGTTGATGGAGAACGGCGGGATCTTTCCCGAACCGCCGTCCGTCAAGAAGCCTGAAGGCATTTAGGCTAAGATTGTCGCATGGCTGACACCTCTACGTTTACCTCCACGTACGGAGGCCAGGACGACAACGCCGCCGAGATTAGTTACCTGTATTGGGAAGCTGTTCAGGGTCTGCGGTCAGAGACCCGCGACTACTGGATGAACCACTCGTTCCTTCACGGATACCAGTGGCTGTACTTCTCTGAGAGCGCCGGTACGCTTGACGAGATCCCGTCAGATCCGGAACGTGTCCAGGCCACCGTAAACCGGATGTGGCCGAACACTCGAACGATTATTTCTACGCTGATGCAGCGTGAACTTCAGTTCGAGGTGCCTCCGTCGGCGGCCGACGACTCGCATGTGCGAGGCGCCCGTCTGGCAGAAACGATTGCCCGTACCGTCTGCCACGATCACGACTGGGAGTCGTTGCGGGAGCATATGTACTATGCCGTCATGAAGGGCGGCACCGCTGCGATGTGTGTCGATTGGGATCCGGATCTTGAACCGACCCTGGCAGACGACATGCAAGGGTCTCCTGACATCAAGGGAGACACGTACGAGGAACACCTGAACATCACCCAGTTTGTGGTGGAGCCCGGCGCTCGTTACCCGGAGAAGGCACGGTACTGGATCAAGGCCGTTGCGTTGCCGCCGGAGCAGGTGAAAGAAATGTTTGATCTGGAGGAGCTGCCGCCTGCGGACGCTACCGCCGGTCTTGCCCCGTTCCACCGCAAGTTGATGTCGTTTGATCGTGGCGGCGACGCTGAGCTGACCGACCTTACGGCCGTGTTGACGTACTACGAACGCCCGACGAAAGACAACGAGGACGGGCGGGTATGCGTCGTTGTTGACGACAAGGTCGTGTTTGATGACGTGTGGCCGTTCCCGTTCAAGGACCGCCTGAACCTCGTTATTGTTCGTGAGACCCTGCGAGAGAACCGGTGGACGGGCGACACGGTGCTGACGGCTGCTCGGCCGCTTCAGACGTTGATGAACGTGTCGTGGTCAAGCATCGCTGAGCACATGAAGCTCGCAGGTAACGCCCGTCTGATGGTGCCGTACTCCAGCATCGAGATGATGGATCAGCTCACCGACCTTGCCGGTGAGGTCGTGCCGTACAACGATTCGTTGCCTGTCAAGCCGGACTATTTGACTCCGCCGCAGATGCCTGCCTGGTGGATTCAGCAACCGAACCGGCTGGCGGACGAGATGGACGACATTATGGGCGTCCACGACATTTCTCGAGGATCAGCCCCGGCCAACATCGAGTCTGGGTTTGGTTTGACGATCTTGGCTGAGAAAGACTCGACCCCGATCGGGCGTCTCACGAAAGAAGCTGCCGGTGCGTTCGGCCGTTTGATGTCGATGGTGCTTGCCATCTACGAAGATAAGACGAAGGACTTGAAGCAGTCTCGTCGGGCTACCGTCCGCATCCCGGGCAACGCTCCGATCGACGTGCAGTGGAACGGCAAAGATCTGCGTGGGCAGACCACGGCGATCGTGCCGAAGGAAGCTATTCTGCCTCGGTCTCGTGCAGCGTCGATGGAGTTCGCTAAAGACATGCTTCAGACGTACGGCCCGCAAGAGATCACTCCGGCTACGTTCATTGCGCTCGCTGAACTTCCGAACGGCCGAGATCTGCTGGCGGTCACTTCGCCGGACGTTGACCGTGCTCGCCGTGAGAACGCCCACTTCGGGTTGGGTCGACAGTCGGTGCCGTTTGCGTGGGACAACCACGAGATTCACATTGCGGAGCACAACAAGTTCCGTAAGACGGTCGACTACGAGATGCTGTCCAACGAAGACAAGGACATGATTGCCGAGCATATTCAGGCGCACGCCACGCTGGCGGCTGAAGAGATTGGTGATGCCCGTAACCGCACGAACCTTGACCCGGCGTTGGGTATGGCCCCGACCCCGGCCGAAGGTCCTCGGGTTGAGCCGTTGCCGCCGATGGGCGGTCCGCCGCCCGCACCGATGACGCCGCTAGGCCCGCCTGACACTGCTCCGGGCCCGGTCGGGCTTCCGACCGTAGCGGCTGATGCGTTGGAGGGAATGGGTCAGGCAGGCCCGACCCCGGAGGCTGCTGCGTCGGACATTATGGAGTTGATGCGTCAGCTCGGTGGCTGATCTGCTACAATCTTCGATAGCCCCCTACCAGTGACCAGGAGTCCTGATGTCAGATGAAGCAACCCCCGAATCTTCTGCGACCCCGCCGTCGCCGGAGGCAGTGAGTGCGGCCGCCGAGGCGGCGGCCGTTCCGAAGGCTCCCGAGCCTCCTGCGCCTGATCCTGAGATCGAAGAGATCCCGGAAGGCGACACGTTTGATCGTGCCTACGTGGAGCGTTTGCGTAACGAGGCAGCTAAGCACCGTACCGCTAAGCAAGACATGCTTCGTCACTTTGACGGGTACAGCGACGCTGAACGCACGAGGTTTCTTGAGCTTGCTGCTAAACTGCAATCATCCCCAGAAGAAGCCCTGGAGGAGTTCCGGGGTGTCACTAACCGCCTTGCTGCCCAGCTTGGCAAGGAGCCTTTCATGAACGAAGCCCCCACCCCTGATCCGATTCCGGTGTCGGAGCCCGAACCGGTTGATGCTGGGTCGGCGTTGACCGCTAGCGACGTTGAACGTCTCGTGACTGAACGTCTCGAAGCTGAGCGTGCTGCTGCGGCGCAGCAAGAAGAGATCAAGTCGACGTTTGCTGAAGCTGAGGCGTTGGACGATTCGTACAAGGACCCGACGGTCAAGTCGTATTTGTTTGCT